TGCTCTTCCGATCTGTAGTCATTAACTGGTCCGGTGTAACCCCATTCATACGCTTCACCTCCTAACTTTGGCAGATTGGCCGGTTTATCTCCGGCCTGCTTCTATACGTGACGAATACCCGTTGTCTGTATTCGTTCGTACCATCCTCGGCAATCGTCACGGTGTCGGCTTTTTCCACAAGGTTTTCCACAATTTCGGATAAACCGGAGATGAAGTTGTCATGTTATCATAGATAAATTACCTCCGCGCTCTCGCACCAGTCGTCAAATCGGTTTCTTATATCGTCTTCCAGCCCTTTGTATGGCTCCACGTTCTTTACAACAAGCACGGCAACGTCGTAATCTGTGAACCCTTCATCTGTTTCCCTTGGAAGGACATCAGGACGCAGATATACGTCAACCGTGCCGTCCTCATTCTCATGGACGGAATAAAAATGCCGCCCTCCCGGCGGCGTGTCATTCTCTTTCATTGTCTCGCTCCTTTGCAGAACGAAATGATCTTGTATCCATCTGAGCATGTTATGCCCGTTGCAGTGTTTGCACATGCCGATATAGCATATTGCGCTTTCCATTGCGCTCTCAAAACTGATCGCGCCCGCAGCATATGCTTCCATGACATGTTTTAAGCTCCGTTTTATATGTCTGGTTGTCTTCTTCCGCATTCGGATGCCGTGCGGCGTCAGCATATAACCAACAAATTCCACCGGAGCAGTTGCTTTCTGTATCCTACTTTTCGGGCTGATATCCAGAAGCAGCTCTTCCCGGAGGAACGTTTTTATCTGCTCGAAAATTCTTTTCGCGTTCTCTCTTCCCTTCGCGTAGATGCAGAAGTCGTCCATATATCGGACATAGAAATGCTGTTTTAAAACATGTTTGCAATACTGGTCCAGCCGGTCAAGAAACAGGTTCGCCGTCTCCTGGCTTGTCAGGTTGCCTATTGGCATACCAACTTCAAAAAGCCTTTCTGAGCGCGGGCAATCGTCCGGTTTCATTCCTACGGGCAGACCGAACGGTACGTCCGGGTTGTTAATGATCGTGCCTATCAGCCATGAAAACCACGCATCATCCGAAGCGGTTTCATATGTGCTCAATACTTTTTCGTGGTCTACACGGTAAAAATATTTTGATATATCCCCTTTTATGATATACCAGTCGTCCGCGTCTGCTTTCCGGCTGATGAGCTGTTGCCAGTTATGCAGGCACTCGGCAGCTTTCAGAGTGCCTTTATTGCGTCTGCATCCGTAACTGTGATTGATGTATCTCTTGTCGAGGTATGGGTTAATCTGTCTGTAGATTGCCCACTGTACAACCCTGTCGCGAAATCCAAGCGCCATGACAAGACGGGGTTTCGGATATCGCACATAAAACTCCCGGTATGGTCCTACCGCGTATGTCATATCCAGAAGTTCGCGCTGCAATTTATGCAGGTTGTCGCCAAGATTAAAGGTAAATTCCAATACCTCATTGCGGTATCGCTTCGCCTTTGCCGCGTCGCGATACGCGCCCATGAGATTTTCAAAGTCACAGATGCGGTCTTTCAGATTGTGCAGCCCTTCCAAAATGTCACCCCGCTCTGTGAGTATTGCTGCGCGTGACGTTTCCGTTTGGCGTTCGATTGTATGCCCGGCGGATAATCTGCCTTGCAACTGCTGACAATCATAGCCTTACACCTTCCCGGGTGCTTCGCAGCGATTCCCGTTCTGTCACTTCGTTTGCCGGATTGGTTACCGGGACGTTCCGGGATTTTCATTTAAGCGGATTCCGCCGCTACGGAAAACGCGCCCCTCCCATCAGAAGAACGTTTGCTGATTCGTAATCTCGCAAATCTTTAGATAGTTGCTGGGAGCGCGGGCGGCAGCCATAGTTCGTGTTCGTATTGCCGCGCTCGTTGTTGGCATTGACATAGCCGAGACCCGTGTTCGAGGTGTTGTTGTAGTTGCCACCACGACGGGGGAAGCGCTAACGAACGCTCTGGAAGCCTGTCCAAATCACGGCACGTTCCCTTTATCGCCATTCCTCCGACCCGATACTGTCTTGATCCATCCGCCGATTAACTTTCCAATTTCGTCAATCAGCCCGGACCATACACCGTAACTGTGATCGGTGAGCAGCCGTCTTTCATGCCCGCCCTTGTCCGTAAAAATCACGTTGTTTGCCTGTCTTACAAGCACATCAAGTATTGCTTTACTGGTGTCCAGGTCTGCAAGTGTCGATTTGTTCATGTATCGCAGGCGGGCTTTTGTTGCAAGCCGGAGCATGGTAAGCATTTCCCGCATGATCTCTTCGCCAAGCGTATACTTGTGAAACGGCGGCCATCTTTGGATAATCGGGCGGGCGTAGGCTATCATGTCGTCGATCTTCTGGCAGCACGGGCCCGGATTTGCGGTATCATACTTGAACTCCGGCATAAATACTTCCACCTTTACGCGTTGCCCCATAGGGCGACGCTATCGCGCCGCCTGTCAGGGGTTCAGAAATCAGTTGTCAGGGATTCAGTCAAGGGAGCGCGGGCGGCAGCCAAAGCTCGTGCTCGCAATGCCGCGCTCGTAGCCGGCACCGACATAGCCGAGACCCGCGGACGAGGCGTTGACGAAGAAGCCACCACGACGGGGGAAGCGCTCGCCTGCGACGAAGTTGACGTAATAATAACCTTCCGTGTTATCATTGGCGTCTGTCGGGAAAAGACCGAGTTCCTTCACGATAGAGGGAACATAAGGAAGCCTTGTCGCATGAGCGGTCAGCGTCTTAAAGCTCTGTCCTTTCGGACCGATGGTCAAATCATCGCACTGTGTGTCGAGCTGGATCGCGCTTCCCGTCCAATTCCAATGGAGTGTCCCGGCCGTTCCAGGCGCAACGAGCGTATAGCCGTCGTCCGAAGCATTCGGGAGAATGGCTTTCCATGCAGCGGAGCTTGCGGAAATATCTGCGTCAGGATCAGCCGCATTGTTATTCTCCAAAATCTGCAATTCGCAGTCATAGATACGATATCCGTACTGCTGTTCCAGACTTGATCCGACGATATCGCAAAGATTTGCGGGATCGCTGCCGAGGAACCAGTCAAGCGGTCCGGTCCCGTTCAGTGTCCGGTATCCGGTCTGATGTGCTGCATCCACGGCGTTGTCCTGAGATATGCCGCCAATCAGCTTCCCTTTCTGCCAATATGTCGGCGCGATATCCGGCTTTAACTCTGCGGACGTGGTGTGTGCAATCAGACAGGTATACAAATATCCATTGTAGGCTCTCACGGTGCCAACTGTAAGCGCTTTGCCAGTTTCCCATGCGGTTCCGTCCTTGTGAGACTGTCCCCAATAGGAATTTCCTTTCGGAACCCATCCCTCTTTCTGCGCGAGCAGCTTGATAAAGCCGTAATCCGCACAAGTCATGCCTGTAATGCCTGTTCCTGCCTTTTTCATGCGCGTAAGACACTGGTCGGCGCCCAGCGACCGCGCGGGCATGATATTCGGCAAAGAAAGCAGGGCGCCATTTGATACGCCATTCTCGCCCGCCTTGTACTTGCCGAGCAGGATATAATCTTTCTCGATACCGTTAATGATAAACGCCGGATGTGTATGCTCCGGCAGCCCGGACACAAGGTCAGAGCTTTTCATCTTTGGGAATTTGACAAAGATGCCGGCAACGTTCCCGTCGTTGTCGTACTTAACGACATTGCCGTATTTCTTCGCCAGAAATTCCAGTGGGGAATTATTCATCTGCGCTACCTCCGTTCATCAGCTCGACAAGTTCCTGGTATTCCTCAACCGTGATCCGGTCGGCCATCAGAAACACGTCGAGTTTCTGCATGGTGGATTCCACGTCCAGATTGCCTTTTTTAAGACCATTTTCAATAACCCTTTTCATGAGCTTGTAAGTCATAGTGCTTCCCTCCAATCTTGCAAGAATGCTTTTATACTGCCGGTCAATGATAAAGCCGGCGATAAGGTCCCCAATCATCACTTCATAAGGTCGACAAGCTCTCTGTACTGATCCGCCGTGATCCGGTCGGCAGCAAGAAAAGCATCGAGCTTGTCCATCACATCGTCCTTATCATACCCGCCGCGCAGAATGATGCGCTTCATCAGATTGTATGCCATCGTTTACTCCTCCTTTATTCATCTTCCATTTCGTTCATGGTCATTTCAAAGAGCATATCTGCAAGCAGCTCGTCGTGTTCTGCGATGATCTCCGCACTTCCTTTGCGCTGATCTGACGCCGCTTTGTACGGAGCGAGCTTCGCTTCCCATTCCTCTTTTCGTTTTCTTTCCCACTCTTCCGGGTCATAATCCGGTGCGGGCGGCATATCTTCCGCCAGTTCTTCCGTGGTCATGACTTCATTTTCATCCATCGGTTACCCCTCCTTTTGTTATGATGTGAGTGCCGCCAGTTTCGCTTCTGCCGCTAAAAGGCGCTTTTGAACGTCCCTTAGTTCCGCCTGTAACAGCGTATAAGCGTAATTGAAGGCGTTGCGATCAATTACAGCATCCTTGTCAAGGCCGCTGTAATTTGCTGCCGCCTGATTTGCAGCGCTTGCCGCCTGATTTGCAGCGCTTGCGGCATTGTTTGCTGCGGTTTTTGCGCCGTTTGCGTCACTCGCCGCGCTTGTTGCAGCGCTTGCTGCACTGTTCGCCGCTCCTGCCGCTGTATTCGCCAGACCTGCGGCTGCATTCGCTGCCGCTGCCGCCGCTGCCGCTCCCTCTCCCGTTGGGTCTGATAACGCGATTGCCGCGCCGATGCTTGCTATATCCACGCTATCAACCTCCAATCTGTGTCCAGGTTCCGTCAATCGCTTTCATGTACATAGGGCTCATGCTTGCTGTGTAGGCGACGCTTCCCGGTGCTACGTCGTCCGGCAGGTCTTCAAGGTCCGCTGCGGATTCAATCAGAATCTCGCATTTTCCTTTTGCTTCCGTCACGCCATCATTACTTTTTACAATCTGGAATGCCATAAAATCACTCCTTTCACGATTCACCAAGCGCTTCAACCTGCGCTTTTAACGTGTCGATCTCGTCCTGCTGTGCGCGAATCTGCGCCTGCGTGATGCAAAACAACTCGTCAAAAGCTATGGAGATATGCTGCAAGGCTTCATCCATGGCGTTGAAGTTCGTCGCGCTCTGCGGCGTTCCCTGCTGCAATACCTCTCCCGGCGCCGGTGTAAATGTTTCGCTGTTGTCAGCATTCGTTACCTTCGTGTATGTCCTGGGACGTTCCACGACGTGATCCTTCCATCTTATGCGCTCGTTATAAGACATTACCCTTTCACCTCCTTAAAGCGCGTCATAACCGCCCGTTCCCGCTGTGTTTGGCACAACCTGGAACAAAGCCATCCGGCATACATACAAGATGCCCTCTGTCGCGTCCGCTCTTGTAATGCTCACCGTCCTACTGCCGATCCTCGTGCCGTTGTGGTCATACAGTTCAATCGCCGTCACCGTAATGTTGCCGCTTACGGTATGGTCGATCTCAAATGTCACTTCAACGCGCCCGTCAGGAAGCACGGTTGCATTCTCGATTTTTGCCTGATGCCATGTGCTGCCTACCTTATACCGGGCATACGCAACGTCGTCTTTGATGCGTGTCCGGTTCTTAGCGAGATAGGCAGAATCATAGGTCAGTACATCCGCCATAGCATATCCTCCTTTCAAATTTCATCCATCCCGCACAGCTTATACAGGATCGTTGCATATGTGTCTTCCGCCTGCGCGGACTGGATGTTGTTATCGCTTAATACGCCTATGGTATTTTCCTGCGGGACAGTTCCCGCGTTCATGTTTTCGCTTGTCATTGGGTAACCGAAAAGATAACCAACGGCATTGGCTAAAAGGCCGGCTTCCCCTTCATTCAGCACGCCGATTGTGTTAATTTCCGGTCTGGTTCCTGCCATGGGGTAGGGGAATTTGTGCCCCTCTGCGCGGCTGTCAGCGCCCATTTTCGCGCTTTCGTCGATCACCCCTATGATATTCTCCTGCGGCCATCTTCCGGCGTAATTTGACGGTCCTGTGAGCGGATAGGCAAACTTTGCAAGCATCTCGCATTCACCAGTTAAGGCTAAATAGCTGCGACTTCCGATTGCCAGATTATCCAGAACAGATCGCACGTTCTTCGCCTTATCTATGGCTTTTCTTGCCCACGCTTCGTTGACCGGGTTCCATTCTCCGTCCACCGTCACGCGGAAGTGATAAGGTTCCCCGTTATAAACCCAGCCCTCTTCCAGTTCGATGCTGTCAAAATAGCTGCCGACATACTGGATAATTGCCCTCGGCGTTCCATAAAGCCGGTAATACGGAATCGCGTTCCTGATCCAGTCCCGCTTCGTCTCAACGTCGGCGTTATAGTCGTAAAGGCAATCTGTTTCCCAGGCTAATTCATCCAGCCGCCATTCCGGCATAGAATCGAAGTCCGTTACGCACTTTACGCCCTCGTCGATAATGTCGTTCATCATCTGCAACGCTGCGCCAAGTGCCTTTGCAATGGCGTATCCATTCTTGTCTGCTAAGATGAATTTCGGTACAAACTTTGTGATATCAAATGTAAACACCCTGCCACCTCCTTAAACGGGGGTCGCGGCGGTCAGGGTGATTGTCCCCTTGCACCTCTCGTTCTCTGCAATCTCGGTGTAGGTAATCTCGCCATCCTCTCCGAATACGCTGCCAGAAATCCACGAGACGCGCGTGCACCCCGCCTGGTAGAGCATTGCCATAAGCCTGTCGGGGTTGAACGGCCTGCCGATCACGTTATCCTGCCACGTCTGGTATTCTGTCACCGCTTCTCCGATAGCTGCTGTTGTCGCGCTGGAATTGTCGCATTCGTACTGCACGTTCAGCGTATAGGGAATGTCGGTCGCTTCGTACACAAATACATGGTCCGTGAGCGGTCGCACGTCCTCCGGCGAAAGAGCATCCAAAACCGCCTGCATGATCGCCGCTTTGCCTGTGCCGGATGCAAATACAAGGTAGATGTTGACATTTCCGCCGCCACCGTTCAACGCTTTCGCGTCCACAATATCGCTGCTCACTTCCTTTGCGGTTGCTTCATACTGCTGATAAGGACCCGTCGAGACGGACGCAAGGCCATATTGGCGGATTCTTTCGCGGTATACGTCGTCCTCTTCCTCTTCGTTTCCACCGGTTGCGTCGGTCGCTACAACAATGCTGTTCACGCCGTCATTGCTGATTGCAAGGGACATTTCTGCTCCGGCAAGCAGGCCATTCCCTGCGCTTCCATCCTCCATGCACTCCACTTCTACGGTCGCCGTCTGCTGATACCCGGTCAGAACAAAATCCTCTGTCAGCATATAAAATACCGATCCATCCGCCGTCATGGTTGTTCCGGCTTCAAGGGTGTCCGTCTTTCCGGTCGCGTTTGTTGTGATGGTGACGGTCGCTTTCGCGGGACTTGCCGCGATGCGTTCACAGCTTCGCAGTTCGCCAATCATATCCAGATACGGCCCGACAGCATAGCGAAGCGTCTGCATTCGCAGAGCATTGTCGACTCCGGCGAAAATCTGTACGATATCCGCCTGGACGCTCCGTAAGAGCATTTCTTTTTCGTCTCCCGGATAAAGGATGTCTCCGCCCGCTTCGACGTAGTTAATCATCATCTGGTCCCAAATCGCGTCCGGGTCGTAAGTCAGATAATGCAGTTCTGTATTGTCCATGCCACCCTCCTATTCTTCCTCGCCCGCTTCCTCTATGGTCACGTCAAGAATCACTTTGATATATACGCTCCCATCGTGAAGCAAGGTCGCTTCCGCATCCTGTACTTCCACATCCGGTTCCCAGAGCATCACGCGGTCAAGCTCCGGCAGAAGCTCTGTGCGCATGTCGTTCATCGGGAGGTCAAAAATACTCGGGTCAATTCCGCGATACCTTCCATACGGGACCTCGCCCATATGGCACATGAGCAGATTTTTCGCATTCTGCAATGTGCGCTGTATAACATCTGTTTCCTGCCAGTCAATCGGGGAAGGAATGTTGTCAATCTGGTATAATGCCATTCATCACCCCTCCTTACCGCGTCATTGCGTATCTCGTTCCGCCGCCGCCAGTCGACTTGTTTGCCGCTGTCGTCAGTCTCTTTATCGTCGACGTCGCGCTTGTCACTTTTTTTGCGGTAGAGCTTGTTGTTGTTTTTCCGCTAAGCGCATTCTTTATCTTTGTTCCGATTTTCTGAAATGCGTTTTTGACTGTGTTAGCAGCCTTTTGTACCCATGTCGTTTTCTTTGTCGTCGTTGGCGCGCTGTTTCTTACAGACACCTTGTTGCTTCCGCCGGAGCTTCCTGAGCTTCCGCCAGAGCTGCCGGAGCTTTTTGATTTGCTGCTCGAACCGGAGCTGCTGCTCTTTCCGCCTTTGTTGCACTGCTTCATGGTTACTTGCACTTCTGCGTATTTCCATTTCCCCTTTGCGGTGATTTCAACCTCTTTTACCGTGGCGTCCGTCAGCATCAGCTTGCAGCTGACCAGCTTCTTACTGCCGACATAGAAGTAGTCTTTCTTTCCCGCGCGCGCTTCTTTGACAAAAGCCATCGCTTCTGCTCGCACGTCGCATCCGGTAAAAGCATTTATTGGAATTGTCATGGATACTTCTGTCGGGTTGCCGCCTTTTCTTGCTACTTTCCCTTGTCCGCTGTCCTTTTTGTCCTTCAGCTCGGACGACCCTTTTACCTGTAGCCCGGTAAAGCTGTATATCTTCTTAGGAGAAATAACAAACTTATGCCCGTTCCAGCGCCCCATTTCATGCGTGTTTGTATTCTTCGTCTTTTTCTTCGTTGTCTTTTTCTTTACAACCTTTTTCTTTTTCTTCTTGAGTTTCCCGGAAAGTGCTGATCGTGTCTGCGGTCCGACAATTCCATCAACTTTAATTCCTGCCGCTCTTTGAAATTGCCTGACAGCAGTATCGGTCATTGATCCGAAAATGCCGTCAACCGCTCCGCTCTGATAATATCCGAGCTTTTTCAGTTTCTTTTGCAATGTCTTGACGTCGCTTCCGGTGCACCCCTTGTATCAGTTTCTCGTTGCCATGTGC